TATTAAATTATCATCCATATAAAATTTCTTTAACACAATTATAATTCACTTTTATTAATTATAAAGGTTATTAATAGTAAATGTAAAAAAAAAACCCATACAAAGTACAGGTTTTTAAATAAAGTTTATTTTTTCTTATTTAGTACACTAAAACACAACGGTCCATTCTCATACTCGCCGTAATATTAGCGATAGCATCTGATTTATAATCAAGTGTCCCGAAATCAGTTGAGGTTAAAAAAGTCCCCTCCAATATCCATTTTTCAACAACGACACCTGTTGGGTCTAACAACTCTAAGTCAACATTTTTTTTGTATCCCGCAGCGTATCCCATACGTCCTGTAACAGATTCTGCACATAATCTAACCCATTCCATTAAAGCTTGTGAGGCCGAAGGTCCTATTGGGTCTCTAAATGTAACACTAAGGGGTTCCCAATTAAATCTTCCCGCTACGAATGTTGATGTATTCAAGAATTGTATCTCTGTTGCACCAACAGTTATTTTAGGTCTTGCCGTAGACTCCACGAACCATTCATTTATCCCCAGAGATGATGGAAATCTCAGAACGAACCTATTTTGTCTTTTTGGTTCGTATGGTATGGGCATTTTCATTAATAAATCAGCCATTTGTTTTTTCTATTTAATATTTTTGTTTATCTTTTAATTTCTTATATAAATATAAGTTATTTGAAATTTTTCTATTTACTTTATTTTTTTTTAAAATATTCTCTAACTAGAACTATAATAATTAATACTTAAATTTATTTTTCTTATTTATAAATATATAATTAACTGGTAATATATTACATACTGTTAAAAAATATTTAATAAGGTTTCTTAATTCCACCTGCGGTTGAGTACGTTTTTACCATAGGTTCATCTTTAAACCTATCTTTTATAACCTCAACATTACGTATATCATCATCTGAGAAACCAACTGTCGGAGTAAAATTATTTGAAACTTTGTTTTTGAGGAAAGCTCTTTTTTTAATTTCTTTAGAGATTAATTTAATATGTTCAATGAATTTACGTAAAGCCTTAACTTTACCTTCTTCAGGGTCAGTTGCCGAACCTTCTCCATAACTTACAGGATGAAAACGACATAAATCTAAGTACTCCCTTATCATATCTTTCTTAGAAGTCTTCTCTTGTCCACTAATATCTCTAAACTTTTCCAAGTTTTTTACTAATTCACTTGAATCTATACCATTATGATTAGAAACAATTAAATTGTAACAAGCCTCTTTTAAAATTGACGGGGTGTGACCTCTCGCGGTTATAATGGAAAAAATTGAACCATTGTTTATTGCTTCTACAAAATCAGGCCAAGCTGGTCCTACAGATGCTAACATAGAGTCAATTATAAATTTTTTATCACCTTTAACTCCGAAATTTCTAAACGGGTCATCACCAAAACCAACAATTTTATGACCTTCATAGTCGAAATCTTCTTTACCTATTAAAGTCCTATATTCGGCAAAATCTTCAGTGGACATACCCACTTCATTACCTTCATCGTCTTTTAATATAATTTTTGTCGGCATATTCATAATATTATCGTCCCAATCAAAAGCATAATACTTCATATCCGGAGTTCCTTCTTCGTCAATACCTTCTAAAATGTTTTTATTTGTTTTCATATTATATAAATAAAAGGTGGAGTTATTTTAAAACCCCACCTTTAGTATTAATTATTAAATGTTCTCAAACGATGCTCCCGCAGGTGTTATATAGAACGTTATGTCAATGAATTCTAATGACTTAGTAGGTTTAATATAAATACTACCTGTCATTTGATTTCTATCCAAGTCAGATGCGTCAGATGAGACAGTTACTCTAAAGTCGTATATACCTCTATCTCTTCTAATTGCGTCTAAGATAGGATTAACAGCGTCTAAGAAATCTTGTCTTACTTTATCATCGTTTTGTTCGAATAATAGTCTAACAGAAACCGCTGATATCAACTTACGTGCTTGTAACAACAATCTTCTAACGTTAATTCTATCTAAAGCACTTTCCCTAATTTGTAAGGTCTTATTACCCCAAATAACTGTTCCCACATCTGAGAATGTTGCTATCGGGTTAATTCTACCTTGATAAAGTACATCTCTATCTTCTTGAGTTAGTTTCTTTCTCGCTTTAATTGCGTTAACTATACCTCTTGTGTAACCCGCCGCAGCGAACCAAGGGAATGCGATATTATCGGTTAGTGCTAAATTCTTAACAACTTCAGCCGTTGGTGGTAAATAGATTTGAGTGTTATTCACACTATCTCTAGTTAATACCCATGGGTAGTAAGTTGCCGTATAATTAGAATCTATACCTGTATCGTCCAAATTATCTACCGCCTCTTGAGGGTAAATAATGTCTGATTGAATACCCGTTGTTGGTGTAAATAGATTATAATCAGGTGTCGTCGCAATATAAATCGAATCCGCTCTGTCATTTTCTATCATATCTATACTCTGTTCTACTAAGTCAGAATTATTAAGATAATCAATACCCGGTGTTGCAAATATATTGATATTTACCGCTTCAGGGTTTTCAAAAGTTCTTTGACCTAATAAGTAAGCGTAATAATCAGTATTACCGTAACCTTGTGTGTTATCACCTACAGTTATCTGTTTAAATGCTCCCCATCCCGATGCTGTTGGGTATTTTATGGATGAACAAGAACCTTTCAAGTATCCTGACCTACCTAACACGAACCTATCACTATTTGTTCTAGTTTCTCTATAGATGTCCCATCCGTCGAATCCACCAGCAACTAATAAAGTAAACTTACGTGCAAATAATCTGTAGTAAGGGTTATCCTCACTTTGAGGGTCGTTTACAAAAGGTGCATCACCCGTATAGAATGCCGTTGTACCACTCGTCGCATAAAAGTCCGATATTGTGATAGCACTTGCGTTAATATCCATGTGGAAACCTTTGGTTTTATATGCCCACTCATTACCCGTTGTATTTGTACAAATATCTAAAGGTAATTGTTTACCTTTATAATTGAAAAACTCAGTATCTATTCCGATAGTGTTAGAAATACCTAAATAAGTTCTTCTAACATTATCTCCACCACTTCTGATTATATCATCATCACCTGATGCCAAACCGAAAGGTGGGTTATAGATAACTTCACCAGGGAAATCATATTTTGTTTTATATATTGGGAATGGAGGTCTTGAACCTGCATATTCTCTGAAATCGTATCCTTGGAATCCACAAGGTAGTGAATCAATCGGTGCGTTTTCATTCATAGTTAACATAACATATTTTGAATTCAATGAGTATTCACCATCAACCGTACCTACCTTTTTAGCTACATAACTATTTTGGTTTGGGTCCATAGAACAATTTGTAAATTTCTCCAACACAACCGGATTCGCGTCAGTATCAAAGAAATCTCTTACTAATAAATCAAACGTTCCATTATTAAACGAAATATTAGTTACCGATAATTTAACTTCGGTATTTGATGAATTACCATCTGAAATAGTTGTAAACTTAAATAAGTCGAAAACTTCAGAACCTCTTAACTCAGATACTACCCACGGTGATTCCGCTGATTGATATTGTTCTAAATAGAAACCTATCGATGTTGGGTCTGAACCTTGTCTTGCGTCAGGTAAAGCATTTAACTTACAATTAAGTCCTCTAATAAATCCACTTCTCCAACCATAATTTAATAGTGTTTGGAATTTCTCCTCCACAAACAAAGGTACATTAGCTCTTGTTTTTGCGAAATTAGATGAACCAAACACCTTACTTAGGTACTTAGGGTCTGAATTCTGAAATGATGTTTCGAAGAAATACTTTTTATTATCTTTATTTGTAATATTAATACCAAATGCTGAGTAAGGGTTTTTAGTGACACCTGAATATGTTCCGGTACATTCTAAACTAACATCTGTTAATCCTGAAACTTCATAAACCGCACCATCGTCAGTAGAATAAGTCGCCAAACCTCTTGAACGTAAAGTCGCTATAACTAAATCATCATAATCGGTGTAAGCCGTACCTGAATAAACATATATCCTACCAATTAATGTTCCTGTGTAGCAATTTACCGGAACAGCCGTAGTCGTAGTTGTTGTCGATGTAGGTACCGGTGTAACACAAGGGTCAGTAGTTGTCGTGGTAGTTGTTGAATTTGTAGTTGTTGTTGTCGTAACCGGATTAAGAGTTAATCCTGTAACGATTGACCAATAAGAATAACCACTATAAGATGCGTCACCATTATTATCAAATAAACCATAATACCAAGAATCGTTTTGTGGTGCTGAGTAATCAATTTCTGTTGAACTCACATTATCTACCCCAAACACATTTGTTTCACCTGTAAACACAGTTTTAAAATCGTCATATGTTTTTCCCGGTATCGCACCATAGTAATTAATATTAGTACTCTCCGAAGAAGGTTTATTAATTATTGAGAAAATCTGAGACTTCATATTATTATCTAATGTTGACGTACTTCCGTCAAACAATTCATATGGAATATTTAATTTATCTTCAATTACATCAGGTATCTGACTTGGTGTTGTAAATGAAACAGAACTCAAATCATTAGTACACCCTGAAAAATCTACTGCGAAGTCAATAGTTTTGTAGTCGACACATTCTGTTACACAATCTACAGTTGTTGCACTCTCACAAAAGAAATCTACAGTGGATGGGTCCACGTTACCTTTAGTTGTTATTGTCCAAGATGGACCCGCGTCATATCCTGATAAACCTAAAACTCTAGTTACGAATAATTGATTAGATTGTTGGAGATACGCTCTAGCAATATACGAAGCTTCATACTTCGGTATTTGCGTGTTTATGAATTTTTCAGGAGAAGCTCCCCCAAAATAAGTTGTAAATTCGTCAAAATTGCGTATAAAAATTGGTTCAAAAGCTGGACCTTTTATAGTTTCACCAACAAGACCTAATGTGGTTACACCCACACTCTGTGCTACGAAACTTAAGTCAACCTCAGACGTAAATACACCCGGTGATACGAATACTTTTTGATTTGATGCCATTTGTTTTTAATTTATTGTTTTATTTATTTATAGATAAATATTATAAAAAAAAACAAAGTTCTTTTAGTTAAAGCAAGTATTTATAAAAAAGGTATACTTTTTTCTACCTTTTTTCTGCCTATGTCTAATAATACTAAAATAAAGAATCTAAAGATATCAAAAGAGGTACATTCAACCCTAAAGTCTTACTGTGATAAGAATGGGTTAACTATGTACAAATTTATAGAGAAAATGATAATGGATAAATGTGCTATAAAGAAAGACGTTTACGGTGAAGAATATTAAGTATTCTTAAATAATATTATTTTTAAAAATAATTAAAGTTTCCTGACTTTCGTCAATTTTAACCACAACTATCTTAACTCTGTCACCATTATTTATATATAACTCTTGAACATCAGTACCGTAAAAGTCGTCGTTTATATAAACCTCAAAGGTGTCTATATTTTGAGAGTTCAACAATAATAGATTTGTGGTATAAAAGAAAGTTTCACTAATAGTATTATTACCTGAAACGAAAGAAACTTTTAATTCAGTAGTATCTTCATCACCAATATTTGGTTTTCTATTTTTTCTTTGTACTTGAGTATCTGCTTCAATAACATTAAGAACTCTAGAAATAGCAGGACTAACTTCAAACTCTTCTTCGTCGATTAAAAAACCTAACATTGTGAATGTATAATTTTGAATATAATACTTTCTCTTTTCAACCTCCATCACTGACTCATCTGAAATAGAATCCATTACAATAGGAATATAATGTCCTTTTATATTTCTATACGCTTGTCTTGACGAGAATTTTTCTAAAACTACTTGATTAAGTTTATTTAATTCTCTCATTCTATTACAAACTATCTTAACTGAGTAAGTTATATCCACAGGTACCGGTTGAGGAATTTTATAAATATCCATACCGTTTCTTTCACCATCCCAAGTAGGGACCTGAGCATAGTAGTATTGTTTACGGTTAGGTATGTTATAAATTAAAGCGGGGTTTGTACCGTATTTAACTTCAGGTGTTCTAACTGTAGTAATAAAAGGTGGGGATACATTTTTGTCTAAATCTTCAAAATTCCAAGTTTCGGTAAATTGAGACCAATTTTGTGTTGTTATGATTATATCGATAGTTGGAACCAATTTACCGGACACAACCGTTTTTAAATCTTCATTAACAAACTCTAAAAACCCTTTATCTAAATCGGCATGAAGTAAAGACTTAGGAAGATATGTTCCATCTTTATTAATTTTCTCTAACAACTCTTCTCTTCTTGAAATAAGTGTTTTTGAAAATGTTAAAGGAATGTCTTTTTTTATTTTTTTAGGTAATGGCATAATTTAAAAGGTTTCTTTTATAATGAAAATTTTATTTCTATTATTAATCATTTCAACTTCAGTCGCTTTATAAATAGGTTCACCATTTTCTTTTTTAACGAAAGAATCGTAAATGTAAGGGTCATAAGTTATTACGTTACCATTTTTTTCTTCAGGTAAACTATCACAAGGATATTTACAGAAATCCATTAATTTACCAACAACAAATGCGTGTACATTTTTACGTTTTTCATTTCTTACTTTATTTTTACCCGTTTTTCTAACTCTAAATTCAACATCATTTAACTTAACATAATCAGCATGGGCAATAACCAAACCTTTATGTTGTATTGAAAATGTTTTTTTGTGTAAATTATAATAAACCATAACTTTAAGACCCGTGAAATCTAAATTTTCATTATCATAACCACACTTATGACAAACATAAGGGTCATGTCCCCCGTCAGATAATTCCCACGACCAATCACACTTATCACAGACAACCTCATCTTTAGTTATCATCTCGTTAATCATTTTATATTGTTTTTCAGTTAATATTAGTTTCATAATTTTTTAATAATAATGGTGAGTTATTGTGTTAACCGGTAAATTAAATTTATCTTCAAACCATTCTTTTAACGGTTTTCTCCATAAATCATCTCCAAAAAGATTTAACAAATTTAAATGAAAATCCTCATCTCTTATTTCTAATATTGGGGATTTTTCTTTAAAGGGCTTACTTCCCGGACTATCGTCAAAATATTCAGGTGAAAAATAGTCGAATAAAAAATCACCATATTCTGAATCATAATCACCATAATAATATTCTATAACACCATCTTCTTCACCAAATAAAGAATCATCTTCTGGGTCATACACAGTTGGTGATGACCAATTTAAACCTTCAAAATTAATTTCATTATCAATAAAATTATATATTATATCATATATTTTATTTTCCTTAATTAATATTTTCATAATCCTCTAAATTCGTCGTTACTAACAGGTGATGCAACATAAGTTTTATAAAAAGGTCTATATCCTCCATATGTATGTTTATTGTCTGAGTTTACTCTACCATCATTATTTACAACATAATATCTAACTTTAGTCTCACTTTCATAATAACCAATATAATCACCATAATTTATCTCAATACCCAAATCTTCTAATTGTTTTTGATATACTGAAAACCTTAAATTTCCGGGTTCCATTTGATTTATCTTGGAAGTACCCAAATTTTTATTTTCGGGTGCTAAAATTTGAACATAAGCATTGACTTCAACAGGGGGTTTAAATTTAATACCGTCGGTTAAAGCCTCACCATATACGTCATCTGTTTTGGTCTTTGTTTTATCAACTCGATAAACAACTAACGTAAAATTCATATCACCGCTTAACCATTCAGAACCCATTTCGATTTCTAAGTTATAATCTTCCGACCCAAAAAATCTTCCTATTCTAGTAATTGGTACTTTATTCTCTTTCATATTGATAAATATTAGTTTATATGTTATTATTCTATTAAAATACGTATATTGGAAAATAACGACCCCATAAAGGTAAATAAGCTCATAGAAAGAGATGCTCTAACTATATTAGAGTCATATTCAGGTGCTAACAACTATATTATGTATTTACAGGATAAACAATCCACAAATACTAGATTTTTACCAACCCGAAGTCAATCTGACTATATAATTAAATATCATAAAGTTATTCCTAAAATTGGTAGAAGGTGGGTTGACATGGACCCTTATTTTTCTAAAAAAATTGCAGACGAAAATGGGATGATTGAAATACCTAAACGAATTTGGGTTGAAAAACTATTAGTTGAGAAAGATAAATCTTACCATATTTGGGCTAAATATAATGAAAAAGATAATCTAAAGGATATGTGGATGCCTAAAGGAGCGTTACTAAAAACACATACTATTGAGGAAGTTAATATTGATTATAGTAAATATTCTCACAGACCACCTCTTAACCATCAAATAGAAGCGATTGAAAAATTAGTTGGGTCTAAAAGATTTATCTTAGCAGATGATATGGGGTTAGGTAAAACTACCGCAACCATTATAGCTGCGTTAGAAACAGGGGTTAAAAAAATATTAATTATTTGTCCCGCATCTTTAAAGTTGAATTGGCAAAGAGAAATTGAAAATTATACCGACAGAAGTATCTATATTGCTGAAGGTAAAAAGTTTTCAACGGAAGACGATTTTGTAATAGTTAATTACGACATATTAAAAAATTTCTATGATATAAAGAATAAAGATACTTCGTTAATCACAAAGGGGGAATTTGATTTAATAATTTTAGATGAAGCTCATTATGTTAGTAACGGTCAGGCTAAACGAACTAAATTGGTTAATAGTTTTTGTAAATCACCAAAATATCTTTGGTTATTAACAGGTACACCTATGACAAATAGACCCATGAATTACTTTAACTTATTAAGTTTGATTGAATCTCCCGTTTCTCAAAATTGGATGGCTTACGCCATAAGATATTGTCAAGGTTATCAGTTTACTGCGGGTAAAAGAAAAATATGGAATGTTTCGGGAGCCTCAAATTTAGAAGAACTTAGAGATAGAACATCTCGACAAGTGTTAAGAAGATTAAAAACAGATGTATTAGATTTACCGGATAAAATTATCAGTCCTGTCTATATGAGATTAAAATCTAAAATGTACGAAGCGTTAATGGGGGAATACTATGAATGGTATGATAGAAATCAAGAAGAAAGAAAATCATTAACAGTACAATTTAGTAAGTTAATGAAAGTTAGACAGGTAATAGCAGATGAAAAAGTTAAAAATACAATCGAATTAGCTGAAAATATAATAGAACAAGGTAAAAAAGTCATTATTTTCACTAACTTTACCGATTCTTTAAATAAAATAACGGAACATTTTAAGAAAAAAGCCGTTAAATTAGATGGTTCATCTACCAAACCTTCTCGTCAGAAATCAGTTGACGACTTTCAAGAGAACGATAAGATTAGAGTTTTTGTAGGTAACACAAAAGCCGCTGGTGTGGGTATTACTTTAACATCCGCAGAAGCAGTTATATTTAATGACATTTCTTTTGTACCCGGAGATATGGAACAAGCCGAAGACCGAGCTTACAGGTACGGTCAAAAAAATTCAGTCTCAGTTTATTACCCATTATTCGAAAATACGATAGAAGCCGTGATTTACGATATGGTAAATTCTAAAAAACAAAATATACAAACAGTTATGGGTGATAACCTTAATACGGGTGATTTTGTTGAGGTACTTATGAATAAGATTAATAATTTAAGATAATAATATAAAAATTAGTATTTATTATTAATGATTTTAGTTGAGTTAACATCGATTACCGGAGTACCTCCTTACACAATAAAAATGTGTGATTTGACTATGACATATTGTTATGTTGTCTCAACAGGG